GTCCCTACTTTGCAGGAATCGACCTTTTTAATAAAGGCTATCTCGCAGATTATACGTGGCCCACAATTGCTGCTTTTATTACTTGGTCCGGATCTATCTTCATGCGGTTCGTCATGGAGTTTAAACTCAAGCAGCAGATCAAGAAACAGTTCGGAACGTATCTATCGCCAGCCATGGTCGAGAAACTGCAAAAGAATCCTGGCCTCTTACAGTTGGGAGGTGAGTCGCGAGAACTCTCGATTATGTTTACAGATGTTCGTGGCTTCACCGCGATCTCGGAACATTACGGTAAGGACGTTCAAGGTCTCACGAAGATTATGAATCGGTACATGACGGCAATGACACAGGCCATTCTGGACAGTCAGGGAACGCTGGACAAGTACATTGGTGATGCTCAGATGGCTTTCTGGAACGCACCACTCGACGACAAGGACCATGCGCTCCATGCGGTTGCAACGGGTCTTACAATGCTAGGAAGTCTGAAGGCATTCAACGATGAGGTGACGAAGGAAGGTATCCCTGCATTCGGAATGGGTCTCGGCGTGAATACGGGTACCGTTGTTGTGGGTAATATGGGCTCGACTCAACGGTTCGATTATACCTGCCTCGGAGATTCGGTGAACCTCGCCTCTCGCCTAGAAGGTCAGTCGAAGCCCTACGGAGTGAAATTTGTAATTGGTCCCATCACCCGAGAATATGTGAAGGACGTGTATCCCACGCTAGAACTAGATTGCATTGCGGTAAAGGGTAAGAAGGAAGGCGTGAAGATTTACACGGTATTTGAAACGGGCACACGCGTCTACAGCAAATCCCATGACAGTTTTATGACATACTATCGAGAACGCAATTGGAAAAAAGCAAAAGAATTGGGGGTTGATTTAAAAGCTCACATGGATTTCCTCAATGATTACTATGGCATGATGCTGGAACGTATTGCTGACCTAGAAAAAGCGGATCCTGGCCCCGGTTGGGATGGAGTTTTTAGAGCTACTTCAAAATGATTGTTGATTAGCAATCACTTAGGACATTCTTAGTGTTTTACTTTTAGTCTGGATGTTGTATGATTGTATCATAATGAAAGCCATCACCTACAAAGGAGTTTATTCTCCAATCATCAAGAACAACGGTATTGCCATCACGATTGTCGTCCCAAAGGGCGATGCGAAAGGCAGCACTCAGATCGTCAGTTACAAGGAATTCTCTTCTCGCCAGCAGAAAATGCTTAAGCGGAATGTGACTCATACGGACTATAAGGAAGTCAAAAATCTAATGACAGGTACTATCGTCAAGATTCCAGTGGATACTCCTCATTCCTGCGACCCTTCCGGCGAACTTTATTGGACGATGTAAGGATATCAACAACTTAGGTAATTCTTTGTGATTTACTTTCGCGCTGGATATGCTATGATTGTACCATAATGAAAGTCAAACATATCCTCGCAATTCTTGCCCTTACCGCTACCGTTTCGGGTCAAAATATTGACCGCTTGGTGGAAGCCCTGGTTCGTACCGAAAGCAACGGTAATGCTGCTGCCATCGGCGACCGCGGTAAGGCCTTTGGAATCCTTCAGATTCATGATGTGATGGTCAAGGACTTCAACCGCATCACGGGTAAGAATTACAGGCATGCTGACATGTTCGATGAAATTACCTCTCGGGAGGTCGCCAGGGGCGTTCTGAATTTCTACTCGAAACACATTGAAAAAACCACGAACCGTAAAGCCACTGAGAAAGAACTCGGCTTCATCTGGAACGGTGGCGGTGGTTCTTGGCGCCGAGTGGCTTCTCCAATGTCCGACACCAAGCAAAAGAACCTTGAAGCCTATTGGGCCAAGGTCTACAAAAACCTAAAGTAATAAATAACCTCTGAAAGCATCGTTTCAAAAGAGCTTACTTTCACTCAGAAGTAGATCATCGATCAACTACGACCACTTATGGTGGTTTATCTCTTATAAAGAATCTTCTTTGAGTAGGCTCCTTTGAAACGATGCTTTTGTTGTTTACATTTGACTGAATTCACTTTAATATATCTACATAATGAAAAAATACACATATACCGAAATTAAGGATACGCTAAAAAATAATAAGCTGGTACTGATCAACTTTACTAAGGTTGATGGTACGGCTCGGGCACTTCGTGGAACTGTGGATTTTTCTTTTATTCCAGAGGACCAATGGCCCAAGAGCGAGAAGAAACTGAATCTGACAGAAGATGCCGTTCGCGTCTACGACATCGAGAATGATGGCTGGCGCTCTTTCCGAGTGGATTCGGTTACGTCTATCGAGACTCTCTAATATGTCCGTCGATCACATACTCAAATCTGCTGCGGCAAAGAACCGCAAGAAAGGTCGCAAGTCGAGCCATGGCATTGCTGCGGTCGACTCCCGCTACACAGGTGAGGAGCCAATCTGGGATGGTTGGGAGACCTGGCCAGTGGAACAATTCTGGAAGGAGTATTCTCGGTCCTTTAACTTCTACAACTATTACTCCACCGCAAAGGACAGCAAGCCAGCCGTGCTAGAATGGATGGTCAACAATGGTTACACGAAGGAAGATATTTCTGCAGTGAAAGCTGCTCCAGATTATTCTCCTGGTATGACGGCAGGTACTCTTTGTACCTGCATGAATAAAGGAATGCCAATATTTCATCCTGGAATCAATGACTATCTCAAGTCACTTCGAGGCGATGCATTACCTCAGATTGCCTGCGACATCTTTGTGAAAGAAGCAATTGCCACTTCTATCATTGAAGGCAAAAAGCTAAAACGCCGAGATGCAGTAGAAACTATTATTGCCGAAAAGCCGACCGGTATCTCTCCAATGGATCGCCTCAAGGCCAAATGCACAAGGACCATAATTATGGATCTTGATGTACTGATGGACGAATGGTGCGACTCTGCGAATGAAGTACGAGTCATTCCCATTTATAAGACAATGCAGCAATATGAGCTTCCTGCTGCAGCCTGTGCTTTCGTAAAAGATTACCTTGACAAACTCCTGAATGAAATGACTGATGCCCACACGGGCGCCAGTGAGTATCTGGCTGAGGCCTATGGCTTCTATACCAAGAAGCAGCTGCTCATGCGCATTGATGCTCTGTCTACGATGATTGACGATCTTACCATGTTTAAGACGAGCGTCAAAGCTGCCAAGGCTCCACGTGAGAAGAAGCCCACGGCTGCCACAAAGCAGATTGCAAAGCTCCAGTACCTTAAGCATAGCGAGGAGTTCAAGATTACCTCCATCAATCCGATTCGGATTGTCGGCGCCTACCGTCTACTTGCCTTCAATGTAAAGACACGGATACTGTTTGACTATGTTACCTCTATCACTGGTGGGTTTATTGTCAAGGGCACCACTATCCAAAACTATGATGAGGCGGCCTCTCGCTGCATCCGTCTCCGTAAACCCGATGAATTTATTCCTATCGCAGTAGGAAGCACAGAAAAACAACTTGAAAAGGCGTGGGAGCAACTCACGACAAAGATAGCCAAACCAAATGGGCGCATCAATGGTGACATTGTGCTCCTCAGAATATTATAAACTATGGATACTCCAGTAACACAATCACCCGAACATGATGTCATGGCCATCGCAAGATCTGCGACGGTCCTTGTTGGCAGTTATAAATCCGTCCTTGAAAAGCTAAATGAGCTCTATCCTCTTGAAGTCAAGAGTGACACGAATCCAACGCCGAAGTTCTATTCCGACATGAGCTTCGAGGCTCAATTAAACAAACTTTTAAACTATAATAAGTATAAGAATAGCCATTTCGTCTATGGCATTATGTACTATCATCAATCGGATTCATCTCCCGAGAGAGCTCAGATGGCAAAGGATATGAATATCCCGGAAACGGTCGTTAGCTATCGTATTCAACGAGTGGAACTCCACCGCTAATACTACCATGCTCGACAACATCCTGACAAAAGCCATCGTAACACAACTTGTGGAGAACCTAGTTCACACTGAGAAGATGACCTATATGGAGGCTGTCCTGCATATCTGTAACGAACGCCTCATTGATCCATTAGACATTGGCAAGTTGATTGGTCCCACAATTAAAGCAAAGATTGAGGCAGAAGCAATGTCTGCAAATCTACTTCCAAAGAACAATTCACTTTCGAGTTTTATTTGACAATGTCTTTTCTATTAGACACGCCGTATACTCCGTGCTTTATAAGAAATCAATTCTTCTTTGACGATCAAGAAGGTCATGGTGAATTTACCCACGGTTTTGTTTTTGGATTTAGAGCAGAGCCGCACGGCGTACCAGTGTTTCAGGTCATGCTTGAAAATGGAGCACAATGGGCTCGGATACCAGTGCACATGATCTGCAGTAAACCATGCGATCCATTACCACTGGATATATGCGTATGGTGGGATGGTTTTAGTAGGTGCAGTACCGTCCATCAGTTTAACTTTCTAAAAAACATGCCCGTTGATTGTTATGGGAGGGATAAAATAACTCGTAGGGGCAATTACATATTTACAATCGACTGGGCGAAAGATGGGTGGTCTGAAATACCGGACCAGCATAAAAATCATCATATTATCAGTTTAAATACTGGTCAATGGGTGGCCTATCCTAACAATAAAACAGTTTGGCCAGATAATAGCTGGATTAAACCAGAAGTAAATTTGAATTGGAAAAGCCCAAGTAAAAGTTACAGTGTCGAAAGCAATCCAATAAAATGCAGCCCTGGGACGCCTACCTGATATATACTAGTATTAAACTGCATTTTGAGAGTGATTCTTATGATGCAATTAAATACAGTTTTAAGACTTCTGCGAAACAGAAGTCGTTCTTTCAACGTAAGGACAAATACTTCTTTGCTAAATTGGCCAAGAAGTATCCTGACAAACAAATTTTGATTGACTTCCTGGTCGCAAACTTCGCATCCTTGGATACGAGTAAGTGCTGGGCGGGCAATCTAGTCGAACAGTCGGCGGAGGATAACTACAAGTTCTATCTGAAAAAGATAGAATCGATGAGTTATTTCTTTGCGGATCAAGTAGACAGACTAGTGGGGCAATGTAAGGGTAGTGGGCTTTCATTTGATGACTTATTCAAGTCTGAGAATGGTGCTCATCCACGAATTGCCACATTGGTGATGGACAAAACTATTGAGCTTGAAACCTTGGTAGTTCTCGACATTATGGTGGGCTTTATGAAACGATCAAAGATTACAGAGACCATTCTATGGCCCGAGTTTTCCAAGAAAGTTCTGAAGTTCAAGCCATTCCTCAAACAGAAAGTAGACATAAAAAAGTTGCGAGAAATCGTGCTTTTAGGGTTTACAAATAGGGAATAAGTGATACAATAATACACGTTAGTCATACAACCTCAATACTAAAAATACTATGTCATTCGCAGATCTCAAAAAGAATCGTGCAAACGAAATCACTAAGCTTACCGCCCAGGCACAAAAAGTTGGAGGAAGCCAAGATAAAAAATCCTATAACGATGATCGTTTCTGGTCACCAGTCGTAGACAAGGCGGGTAATGGTTATGCCGTTATTCGTTTCCTTCCCACCCCGAAAGGTGAGGAACTTCCATGGGTCCGTTATTGGGACCATGGCTTCAAAGGCCCAAGCGGTCGTTGGTACATCGAAAATTCTCTCACCTCGATCGGCCAGCCTGATCCTGTTGGCGAGCTGAATACTAAACTCTGGGCAACTGGACGTCAGGAAGATCAAGATCTTGTACGTTCACGTAAGCGCCGTCTCCACTATGTCACAAACATTTTGGTAATCTCTGATCCAGCCAACCCTGCAAATGATGGAAAGGTTTTCCTTTATAAGTTCGGTAAGAAAATCTTTGACAAGATGCTGGATCTTATGCAGCCATCTTTCCAAGATGAAAAGCCAGTCAATCCGTTTGACTTCTGGGCCGGTGCGGATTTTAAGCTAAAGATTCGTAATGTCGAAGGTTACCGTAACTATGACAAATCCGAATTCGCTTCTATTTCACCCCTCTTTGGCGGTGATGAAGCAAAGCTTGAACAGATCTACAATCAATTGAATCAGCTGAAGGAATTCACTGATGCAAAGAATTACAAATCCTATGACGAATTGAAGCGTAAGCTTCTTGAAGTCCTGGGTGAAGAAGGTCAAGTTCTTTCAACCGCTGAATCGGTTGAGCTTGATACCACTGCTTCTGCTCCTCGGTATGCGGCAACTCCTGCTGCTGCACCGCAGAGGGAATCATTTAAGCCTGTTGAGACAGGCAGTGACGATGAAGAAGGAAAAGAGGATGATCTCTCTTCCCTATTT